AACGACGTTATCCCCGCCGTGTCGCATTCAGTTTGAAGGGCAGTAATGCCGGTGGCCTTTTGTCTCGTTTCTGGCGGACTTTGAGAGGGTAGGACATGAAGTGGTTCAAGCATATGAGTGATGCCAGTAATGGCTCAGACCTCACACTTTTGGAAGAAGAGTTCGGACTTGAGGGTTATGCACGATGGTTCAAGTTGCTTGAGGCGGTATCTCAGAATGCAGACCCAAAAAAGGGCCGCTGGTCATGTGCTCATCCGTGGTCGAAATGGCAGACAATTCTGAAAGGAAAGCGAAAGAAACTGGAAACATTCCTGGAATATCTCGGAAACAACTTCGGAATAAACCAGAAACTAAACGGAAACGTTCTGGAAATCGAAATCCCTAACCTCAAGAAATTTAAGGATGAATATTCTAGAAAGTCCGGACAGGGTACGGATTCCTCACGCGCGCGCTCTTTAGAGGCAGAGGAAGATATAAGAGAAGAGAGAGAAAAACGCGCGGGCGCGCACGTTGATCCTCCTGAGCCGGTGGAGGCTGACCCCCCGCCTCCTTCCGGTCCCAAGAAAACCGACTGCCCATCATTGGGCAGGCCTTCCCGTCAAGGCTTCATGGCCTGCTGGCAAGTTTATCCGATTCAGCAGGGTCAGGAAGAGGCGTGGCGTGAATGGTGCCGCCTTGAGGATAACGGCACACTGGAAGAGGCGTGGGCAATCCGCGACAAAATTCTCATGATGGCTCAGGAAGACGACCGTTGGCTCGGTGGCTTTGCCCCGAATATGGCGAAGTGGCTGAACGGCAAAGGTTGGCAGGATCAGCCGTACAAGAAGCCGAAAGCCTCGCCACAAGGCGGCCAATATCAAGGTCAACCACGCGCATCAACTCAAGCACAAAAGAACTCACAAGACCGAGAGGGTATGGCCTTGGCCGTGCTCAAAGCGAGGGAGAGCAGAAATCATGCAGACAATATCCAGGGACAGAATTCAGGAAGAATTGGCGGTACTGGGGGTACTTTACCCTGCGGCGATGATTGGTCCGACGCAGATTGTCCTCCTTCTCGATGCTTGGGAAGCTGACCTTGGACATCTTACGGAGCAGCAGTTCCTTGACGCTGTGGCTGAGTATCGTCGGAACAATAAATTTTTCCCGTGCACGGCTGACATTCTGGAGGCTCACGATATCGTAAGCGCCAAGGAGCCAGTTAAACCTAAATTGGTAGCACTGCCTCAGGTTGAACGGCCTGCAAACCATGCGTCGGTGAACAAGGTCGTACAGTTGGCAAATACGATCAGGCGCAGGAATCCGAATATGAGTTTTTGTGAAGCAAGTCGTCGAGCACGCAAGGGGATAGCATGAGCACAAGAGGGTGCATCTATTGCCAGAAGTCGCTCGAAGGGCTGCACAAGAACGCTGGCTATTGCGACGACGAGTGCCGGAAGGCCGAATATGCAAAGCGAGCGAGAGAAGCCAGAAAACATGCGGATGAGAATAGGCAAAAAGAGATTCAGTCCAAGTGTGACCGGACTGTGTTTGTCTGGCCATACACCTATGCGACTGCTGATGATGTCAGCGCCGCTCAAATGTGTCCGCTGAGGTAGAGCATGAGCAAGCCAGACAAGCCATGCGACGAAAAACGTTTTTGGGATCGACTGCCATGTCTTGCGCCTGGCGGCGGGGAATGTTTTGGCGAAGGGTGCTGGGATAAAAAGCGCGGGATTAAGCCACGCCAAATTCGACACATGAAATCATGCCCCTGGATAGAGAAAGTTCGCGTTTACTGGAAAAAGAAAGGATTTGGGAAATGAGGAAGTCTGAAACGCTGTTACCAGTCCCGACAGAGCATGAAGAGCAAAAGAATTTTTTTGAATGGGCGCAATATTTCCTGCCAGAAGATTTACGGCCATTGCTGTTTGCTATTCCCAACGGAGGCCATCGGAACAAGATCGTAGGCGCGAAGCTGAAAGCCGAGGGAGTTAAAAAGGGAGTACCGGATATGTTCTTCGCGTGGCCCCGGCTAGGCAAGCATGGTCTGTGGATTGAGATGAAGCGAATCAAGCATGGATATCTCAGCAAAGACCAGAGAGAAATGGTCGCCGCACTCAGGGAAGCCGGGTATCAGGTTGAGGTTTGCAAAGGCTTTGACGCTGCAAAGACCGCGTTGACCGAGTATATGCTTGGGTTTGGTTCAGAGGAGGCAGCGTAGCACATGCGAGAAGAAACGCTTGCACTCATCAACGCACGACTCAGGCACGCCGTTGAGAAGCACCCAGACTTTGCTCCAGAAGGTGTGTTTCAAGCTGTTTCAGTGGTGGGTGAAGAATATGGGGAGTTCGCCCAAGCAGTGAATGACGGTGATCTCAAAAAAGCTGTGGATGAGGCGCTAGACGGCATAGTCACTTTTGTTCGGTTTATTGAGGAGGCGGCATGACAACGATTGTAGCGCCGCAACACTTGGGGAGCCTTAATAAGATCGCTGAGGCCTTTGGTGTGCGCAAAGAAAAGATAAAAAAGTGGTGGGCTCAAGGAGCGCCTATCGCGATAGAGCACGACCGGAAGGGGAAGATTTGTGGATATTCAGCAGAATATAATGCGCTGCAGGATTGGCGTGTTAACAGAAGAGGAAAGTCTGCAGCTTAGAGGTAGTTGCTTAGTATCGATCGCCACTTCAGGTAAGCAATCCCGTTCAAGTGAACACCATCATAAGTATATTTTTTGTTCAGTTCGTTGTTCGGGTCAATGAAATATGAGGCTGTATCAATGAAGGTAAGCCCCTGTTCATGGCAAAATGCCGATAAGCGTTGATTGGTAAGATGGATTACAGAGTTATCAATCCAAAAAGAAGAGATGCTATTGTTAACCGGAAGAATACCTTTCACTATGATTTCTGTGCCTTGAGCTCGTTGGAGCATGTGTTGAATCAGGCGCTTGAGCCTTTTGAATGTCAAATCAGGATCGTTGGTGTTCAGCAGATCGTTAGTGCCTGCCATTACGAAGAGCTTTTTGGGGTGCCCAGATAGCAGAGGGTCCACTCGGTTTAACATACAAACAGATGTGTCGCCTGAAATGCCTCTGTTGTGGACTCGGTGCTGAGGGAATAGTTCTCCCCACTCCGCTTGAGCCATGTTCGAGTCGCCCAAAAAGACTATGGACTCCTCAGTAATAGGCAAGGCCTCGAAGACTTCAGCTCTCGCGACACGGGTTGCTGTGGCACCAACATGGTGAGTAACTTTGAAATACACATACTGCCATCCACCTAAAGCGCTAACGATAGAATGTAGGGCAAAAGTAACGACTAGAGAGTAAATAACTAGAAGTCCAAGAGATAATTTTAATTTGCTCATTGATATGTCCATGCGTTTTGACGATGGTAATCATTAATACAATATCCCATTAGCGAACGCCTGAATATCTTGTCAAACATATTCCTTAAATGGCCGTTTCAAAATTCTGTCAACCCTACCCCTAGCGGTTCCCAACGGTTCCCAGCGGTTCCCATGAGTCGGCAGCCCAAAATCCCATGTTACGCGTAGTGCATGGAAAAACCCGTTCTCGAACTTCTCCGCATAGAGCGAACTGACGAATCAACCATCGGAGTATTCTGCTTGGCTGGCCTTATCATTTGCTCGGCGCTTGAAGAGCCGTGGCGGGACAATGAGCCTAACGTTTCATGCTTCCCCGAAGGCGAGTACGAACTTGCTTTCGAATACTCCCCATCTTTCGGCCAGAAGCTTTGGACTATCAAAGATGTCCCTGGCCGATCCTACATCCGCATCCACATCGGAAACTCCGTAAAAGATACCGAGGGTTGTCCTCTCACTATTACCTATCCGGACCGCAGAGAAAGCGGCGAACGCTTCGGCAAGATGAGCCGTAAGGCATTCGACGAGTTCAACAGGCAGATGGCTATCTACCGTCCAGAACGTATCATCGTGAGGAATGTGTAATGGTGCTTACAGCCATAGCCGCACTTGCTCCTACTCTTGCCGGACTCCTCTTTGGAGATAAAGGCAAAGAGGTCGCAGAGACAGCGGTTGGAGTTGCCAAACAGTTAACGGGCGAGAATGACGACGAGGCTGCTCTCGCTGCTCTCAAGGCAAACCCCGAATTGCTGGTCCAGTGGCAAGAGGCGATGAACAACTATTCCATCGCCGTTCAGGAGCAGCTTACTCGCCGCCACGAAGCAGACATGCAATCCGATTCCTGGCTTGCCAAAAACATACGCCCATTATGCCTACTCGGTATCACCCTGGCCATCACGGTCGGTGTGTGGCTTCCAGACAAATATATCAGCGCTGACCGTTTCATAGCTCTCACCGACATGAGTCAGTGGGTCTACGGCTATTACTTCGTTGGTCGTTCCGGAGAGAAGGCCGGAGGACTCAAGGGGCTCGCTGGGGTCTTTGGGAGGTCCAAGTAGGTATGGGTGGAGATGAGCACCGCGACCTGTGGGCCGCGATCCAGCAGATCAGAGCTGAGAACGCTGCCACAAATTTGAATGTCCAGAGCACACTGGCCCGAATTGAGGCCATGCTTGGCGAACGATGTGAGGCGAGGGTGGAGCGGATAAAGGACATTGAAGAGAAGCAGCTAGCACACGACACCAGACTGGATAAACTAGAACAGTTGAGAGCTCAGATTCTTCTACTCGCAGGGCTTGGTTCAATGATTGGCGGTGGGGCAGTGGCATGGCTCTTCCGGATTTTTAACTAACAACGAATTTTCAACCTAAAACCCTGCGGCGCGGTTTCCCTTTCCGCGCTCCCGGCCACGAATTCAGGCACGATGTCGGGACAGTCTCCGATGACCCGCTAAAGGCGGTGGGAAGGAGGAAAAGCAGAACAAGTAACCATACGCCTGAACAATAGGAACGTCATGCAGATTGTATGCAGCCGCAAAGGGTCCAACATATCACCTGACAAGTTCAAAGCGTTGATGCGCAACAAGGCGCGAATGCAGCGAAGACCAACGCGCGGAGAGCGCCGGTTCAAGGCCGCGCTCAAAAGCGCAGGGGTCAAGCATGTGACGCAACGTATCTTTGTCGATGCGGAAGCGAACAAGGGGTACATAGCCGATTTCTACTCGAAGCCTCTTTATCTGGTTTTTGAGGTCGATGGCGACTCTCACAACTCCAGCTTCCAGCGGGCTTATGACGACGTGCGTTCGAGCCTCTTGGCCAAGCGCGGAATCAAGGTCGCACGGATCACCAACGAACAGGTGAAAGACAGGGCGGCAACTGCTCAATGGATCAAGGAGCAAGTAGCAGAACGCAAGGCGGAGCTTATAGCGAGACAGATTTCATACGGGCAGTCAAAACGCGATCCGAGAGAGATCACGTCGACGTCGAAAACGGACCTACAACGCATGGTGGATGAATTTAAAAGCAACGGCGGGAAGGTGACGAAATGCCCCTCCGTCGAGAAGAAAGGCCGGAAGATAACCCGGTTCTAATTGTGGAGGTACTGGTATGAATCTTTTTTCTCAGGAAGAGCGAGACTTCATGGCGGCTGTGGACGCAAATCCACAGGCGTTCGTTGAGCTCAGGATTTGTTGTGAAGAGGGAGAAGAACATACCGGATTTTTTTCCACCTATGCCAAAGCGGATAAGTGGAGAGATAATTTCCCGGGCGCATATGCGGCTATCTACGTTCCTCATATGTTGAATGAACCTGATTGGGGAAATGTAAAGAGGCAGTAAGCATGGTGAAAAAGGCAGCAAAGAAAAAGACGGGAAGACCGTCCAAGTACACAAAAAAGGTTGCAGAAAAAGTCTGTGACCTTGTTGCAGCTGACCCTCGGAATACCATGCGGAGTATCGCAGAAAGAAAAGGCATGCCGACCGAAAGAACATTGTTTCGTTGGCTCGATAAACATGAGGAGTTTCGTCAGCAGTACGCGCGCGCGAAAGAGATTCAAGCCGAGCATCTTGTTGAAGAGATGTTGTCCATTGCGGATGACGGCAGCCTAGACGTTGAATTGCGCACGAATCGGCAGGGCGAAGAATACGAAGCTGAACGGCCAGACATAGTATCGCGGTCAAAGTTGATGCTGGATACGCGCAAGTGGCTGGCTGGCAAACTCAAGCCGAAAAAGTACGGCGATAAGGTCAAGATGGAACACACTGGTGAGGATGGCGGGGCCATTGAGGTTAAGACCGTCAAATCTGTTGTTGAACGCATTTGGGATGAAAACGAAGAAAACAAGCAGGGCGATCAATAGCAATGAGTCACGCAATGACTGAAGAACAGAGAACAGCTGTGCAAGAGCGGCTGCATACTCGCTTGTCAGACAAGTTGTGGAGGTTGAGCAACCTCTACCACATTACGGACAAGTCTTCGCGTCATATCGCCTTTAAGCCCAATTGGGCTCAATGTCATTTCCGTGACAACCGTCACCCGCTTTCCCTGATTCTCAAGGTTCGCCAGCTTGGTTTCACCACGTTTGAAGACATAGACATTCTTGATGACTGTTTGTTCACCAAGAATCTTCGTGCGGGTATCATCGCCCATAACTTGAAAGATGCCCAGGTCATCTTTGAAGACAAGGTAAAGTACGCATACGATCATCTAGACGACGACTTGAAGGCTGCCATTCCTTTGGTCAAGGACACGGATATGACCCTCAAGTTCGCCAATGGTTCGTCCATTGCCGTTTCTACCTCTTTTCGTTCCGGCACACTCCAACGCCTTCATATTTCCGAGTTCGCAAAGATATGTGCCAAGTATCCGCATAAGGCCAAGGAAATCGTTACAGGTGCGATTCAGGCTGTTGCCAAGGGCAATGTCATCACCATTGAATCGACCGCTGAGGGAAGGACCGGAGCCTTTTATACTCTGTGTGATGAAGCCATTAAACGTGCATTGGCAGGGCTTGGCTTCGGGCCGCTTGATTTCAAGCTCTTCTTTTACAGCTGGTGGGAACATCCAAAATATATCCTGACAGAACAGGAAATAAAAGAGTCCGGCATCGTATTCACGACCAAGGACGAAGAATACTTTTCCGAAATTGAGGACAAGTGTGAAACCGTACTCTCTGTCAATCAGCGTGCCTGGTACGTCGCCAAGCGTCGTTTGCTCGGTGAAGACATCAAGCAGGAATATCCTTCTACTGTTGACGAGGCATTCGAAGCCACTGTCATGGGCGCTTACTTCGCGGAGCAATTCAAGAAGATCCGCAAGGAAAACCGTATCTGCTCCATCCCCATCGAAGATGGCATCCCCGTCAATACGTATTGGGATTTGGGCATGAACGATACCAACTGCATTTGGTTTGAGCAGCAGATTGGTAAGGAACGTCGTTTCATCGATTACTATCAGGCCAGTGGTGAAGGGTTGGCCCATTATGCCGGAGTTCTTGATTCTAAGGGGTATCGCTACGGAACTCATTACGCGCCTCATGACATCGATGTGCGGGAACTAGGCACAGGAAAATCCCGCAAGGATCAAGCTGCAGAATACGGACTTCCTCTTGAGAAGATAGATAGGATCGAAAACAAGATGGATTCAATCGAAGCAGCACGTTCGCTTCTTGGGTACTGCTGGTTTGATGAGACGCGGTGTGCGGAAGGGATAGTCCATCTGGAGGGATACCGAAAGGCTTGGAACGATAAACTCGGCACATATATGTCACGGCCTCTGCATGACGAACATTCAAACGCGGCAGACGCATTTCAAACGGCGGGAACAGCAGTCAAAGACGATCTGTATGGCGGTCGAGGTTGGGCCAAGCCGATTAAACGCAGAAGAGGATGGGCATAATGGGCATCATTGATGGAGTCTTGTTCCAGTCCAATAAGGAACTCAAACAGGAAGAGCGTGAAGCTGAACGCAAGCAGATGGAGGATCGGCAGAACCAATCTCACATCTTGGGCTTGGCTTCGTACGTCCGCACCTGTTGGCAGTCTGCTCGTGACGCAAAACAGCAAGTTGAGGAGACTATGCTTGCTTCGTTGCGTGCGCGTTTGGGGAAATACGACTCTGCGAAACTGGCTCAGATCACAGAGTATGGGCAGGTTCCCATATACATGATGCTCACTTCCGAAAAGTGTTTTCATGCTGAGAGTTGGATTGAAGATATTTTGCTCCCGGCTGACGATCACCCCTGGGGTGTTGACCCGACAAGAGTTCCTGAATTGGCTCCAGAGCAGATGGAGAACATTGAGGCGAAGTTCAAGTCCAAGGTTTACCAGTTGGCTATGGAACAGGTGAAAGATGAATTCCTCATTGCTTCTCAACAAACCGGAGTTATGCCATCCCCGCATGCCTTCCAACCTGCAGTGGTACAGCGTGCAGAAGAGCTATACCAACAGTATAAGGGGATTACTGAAGAATATACCTCTTTCATCAAAAACAAGGCGCAGGAAGAAGCACGTAAAACAGACGCAGAAGTTGAAGAAATACTTGCTGACGAATTGCAAGAAGCAGAGTGGGCAGAGGCTCTGCGAGCAGCTATGCCTGACATTGTTGGGAGCAAGGCCGGATTCGTGAAAGGCCCGGTTATCAAGCGCAAGAAAACAATGGCATGGGGAAAAGATGAGAACGGGCAGACCGTTCCTGTCATGGAGTACAAACTCGTCAAAGAGTTTTCTTCTCCTTCGCCATTCGACATTTATCCCGGCCCTGATTCCGCAGATATCGGAGACACATATCTCATTGAAATGCACCGCATGACGCGCAAAGACCTGATCAACCTTATAGGTGTGAAGGGATATGATGAACAGGCTATACGTGGCGTGTTGGATGATTATGGTCGTGGTGGTCTGCGTAATTGGCTCTACCTCCACAATCAGCAGCAGCGAGAAGAATTGGAAGGGCGGGACACCAGCCGCATTGGTGGTCATGACACCAAGATTGAGGCGTTGCAATTCTGGGGTTCTGTCCAGGGGCGCCATCTCCTTGAGTTCGGGCTTGATCCTAATCGCGTACCTGACCCAATGGCAGAGTACGATGCTGAAGTGTGGCTCGTAGGCAACTACGTCATTAAAGCTGAATTGAACTCTGATCCACTTGGTAAGCCTCCTTACTTCAAGGCCAGCTTTCGTGATGTGAAAGGTTCCTTTTGGGGGCTTGGCCTTCCTGAAATTATTTCCGACATACAGGACGTCGTGAATTCTACTGCGAGGGCTCTACTCGAAAATATGGCTCTTGGTTCCGGTCCTCAAGTTGGTGTTGACATCGGGGCTTTGGCAAAAGGTGAAGAAGTCACCGAGGTCTACCCCGGTAAAATATGGCAGTTTGATCTGGGTAAGAACGCTCAAAGCGGTCGTAATCCTATTTGGTTCTTCCAGCCTCAAATTATCTCTGGCGAGTTGATGAAGGTCTACAAGGATTTCTCTGATGAAGCTGATTTGAAGTCCGGCGTGCCAAAATACTCATACGGGGCTGGTGGCTCTAATGGGGCTCTTTCCACCGTTGGCGGCATGTCCATGATGATGAATGCGGCTGCACGCGGCATCAAAAAGGTTATCCGGAACATCGACAAAGGT